GAATGGTTAGAAAAGCCAAAGTTTAGTATGACTGGATTTACAGCAAAGCGTGTTAGTGAAACTAAATTGGCTAAAAAGGTACAGACCCGTACTCTTAAAATGTGGGTCGAAGGTAAAACACAACAACAGATTGTTCGTTATTTACATAATGAATATGGAACTGTTCTCAATAACAGAATGTCTCTTGACCTTTTGATTAAGAGAAGTCGTTTAAGAGAAAATAGATTTACAGTAAAATGCCCCGAATGCAACACAAAATATCATTTGCGTGAATGTTTAGAATTGAAGCATTCCGTCTGTAAAAAGTGTGCGACGGAAACAAGTAAATTTACAACTCTTGAAGGAAAGAAGCCGACAATTGGTTCGGGTATTGCAGGTGTTTTATACGCTTGGGAGAAAAATGACACAAATTTCGATGACTCTTATATCTTTTTAAAAGTAAAGGATGTTAATGATTTTTATACGCATCCTTTAACACATGAACGTCGAGAAGTCGAATATGTGTCAGGTATAACTAGTAAGGATTTTAACAATTATCGACCCGATGTAGAGTTCTACGCACAACAGGTGATAAAGAAGGCCGAGCCTATTTTCAAGGCTATGGGATGGGATGTATCGGCCATAAGAACAGGAAGAATACAAGCAAGCCTTGATGAATGGTGGTGAAAATATGAATAGAGAAGAGATAGAAGCAAAAAAGAAAAAACTGATGGAACACTTTGAAAGAATGTGTAATAGTGATAAGACAGGTGAAATAAGGAAAGAATATTCTTTTATTGACCATCTTGTTTTAACTATTGATTTTCTTGAATGGGAACTAAAAGATAGAGTGGAGGCAGAATTAAATGAATACCGATGAAAAGTATGATGCAAGAATTTCTTCAATGAGGGATTTTACTTATGATTGGCAACCAGAAAATTATGATGACCCATCCAAACCAATCTTAAAAATAAGTAAATCTTCTTTGGTAAATAGTTTTGGTTGGTGTCCTAAGAAATATGAATTCGCTTATATTCAAAGATTACCTCAAGACCAAACAGAAGCGATGAGAAAGGGTACTATTCTTCACAATAGCCGAGAAGCCTTCTTTGATGAATTTGATATTAAGAAAGCAGAGTCTATGAATAACTCAGAAGTTCTTGAATACTGTACCTCTTTAATGCCAGTTGATGAATATTTTGATATTTCATTAACAGTAGCAGCATTTGAAGCACAGAGATTTATCGAAGCAAGAAGTGAAGGGAGAGTCGAAGAATACCTACCAGTTATTAATGAGAGACAATTTGATTGTGAAATTACTATACCTAAGAACCTCTCAAACAAATATCCATTAGAACGTGATTATGTAGTTCGACTTCAAGGCATTATTGACCGAGTATTCATAGAGAATGGAAAACTAATTCCGTTTGAATACAAAACTGGTGGGTGGAAAGAAAGCAAACAATCTTCTATGCGACAGGAGATGGCATTTTATCAATTAATGATTGAAAATGCTCCAATTGAGGTTCTTGAAAAACACGGATTAACTGCTGATATGAAAGTATCTCATTGGGGCTGGTATTATCCTGTTGCAAATCATATTACTGTTGAGCCAGTAAAGAAGGCTTCAATGACAGCACTTATGAATAATATCGCAAAGTTAATTCATGCATATGAAAAGAAAGAGTTTGAAGCCAAATTTTGGAGAAAGACTTGCTCTGAATATTGTTCGTATTATGGTATTTGTCCTGCCGCAGAAGAGGATTCATGGTTGTGATATTATGAGAAAAACATTAGTGAACAGAGAAAAAATTGTAGAACATAAAATTGAACTAAAGAAGTTATATGACCAAATGAAGTTTAATTACCAACCACCCTTATCATTTAGTGATTTTCTTATTATGAAAATAATGACTATGGAGGAAAAACAATGAGTATTGATTGGAATGAAGAGTTCAAAAAATTTACAGAATTTACTTTATGTTGTTTTTGCGAAAACCCATACTTCGGTAGGGGTTATAGTGCTTCTCCAGTAAAAGAAGGAAAGTGCTGTCGTGTTTGTCATAACGCTTTAGTAGTACCTTTTAAAATGCATTCCTATGTTAAGAATAAGAAATGGAAGGAGGATAACGCATGAAAGACTTAATTAGAAAAAAAGTACTATCGAGAAACTGGACGTTCAATGAAATATCAAATTTAAAATCAACAATCACTATGATTTGTAATGATTTGATTGGGGAATTGACTTTGATGGAAAAATTTACTTTAGCCAATGAAGTTAGAATAAATGAATCATATGTTGGTATGGAATTGTATCACGTTTTGGGAGACATTGTATATACTTCGCTACAAGTTGAAGTAGCAGAAGTAATTAAAGAATTATTAAATACAGCAACAATTAATTTTGGAGGTAATAAAGATGAAATATCCGAGAGAAGTGTGGGCGGGAAGCCACATAAAGAACGCACCACAGATGAAAAGAAAAGTAGTAAGGACGAGGAATGAATATGCTAACTTTGTTGATGCTCAAAATAACAGGACAAATGTCTATACTACGGTCTATGACTTTGAACATTTTTCAGAAAAAGCAAAAGTAGAATCTTCTGTTATTATTGATAGAATATTTTTAGATTTTGATGCACACTCAGATAACTTAGATATGGCTTGGCGTGATGTAAAACAGGTGATGGAATTGGTACTTAACAGAGAATATAAATATACTCTTTTCTTTTCAGGAAGAGGATTTCATATGTTCTTATTCGGAAAGCCAGCCGAATCTATGAGAAGTGTTCAAGTACTATTTAGAGAAATAAAGGAATATTTAGTTTCTAAAGTAGGAAAGAATAATACTCTTGATGAAAGAGTAGGACAAACAACAAGACTTCGTAGAGTTCCCAATACAGTTAATATGTCATCTTCCGATAATGAAGGTAATCCTTACTTTTGCATTCCTTTAGTAGAAGAAGACTTATCTCTTAGCATTGAAGAAATATTGACATTAGCAAAGAAGCCTCGCTTTATTCCTTTTAGGAAGGGGGGAAAATTCGAGGTCGAATTTCCAAAAGCCCCCCCTATGAAGGCGTTAGAGGGCGAGATTGGTGTTCCCAATACAGTAGGAAAACTCCCAATGTTGCCCTGTTTGCATAATGCAGTAATGACGGAGAATCCCTCGCATATGTCAAGAGCATACCTAGTTTCATGGTATCGTGATTTACTATCGGGCTATCGTGATTTATCTTCAGGACAAGAAAAAATGAAAGTAGTTGAAGAACTTGAAAGAGTCTTTGCTGAATCTGATTCAGTATGGCTTGACTGGGATAGAAATGAAACAAGAAAACACGCAAGATTTACGGTGTTTAATAATTACAACACACCTCATTGTGATAAATTAATTAGTGATGGATATTGTGTTGGTAAATGTTGGAGGTTTCCAGATGCTAATAATTGATTCAAGAGAAAATTCAGATTTATCAAGATTTGTTATTCGTAAGGCAAAAAACATGAGAATACCTCATGAAAAGAAATGGATTGAGATAGGTGATTATGTTTATGATGATGTTTGTTTTGAAGCAAAATCATCCACCGATTTCTTAGGCTCGGTGCTATCAAAAAGATTATGGACTCAAATAGATAACATGGATAGACACTACAAAACAAATGTAGTAATTATTCATGGAAGTCTCGATGAAGCGATATTTAATGTCATACAAAACTCTCCCAGTCAAATGCCAATAGCAGCAAGAAGTTTAAGATTAAATAATAAGTTCTTAGGTGCAATTGGTAGACTTATATTAGATACTGATGTAAAACCAATATGGGTTGATACAGAAGAAGAAGCGGCCCTTATTATTACAGCAGTATGTAAAATGAAACCAATTACAAGAGATGCAATAGCACCTCAAGTATTCAAAAGATTAACAACTGATGATTTGCGAATTGATTTACTTAGCAGTATTAAAGGTGTGTCAATCAAGAAAGCAAAAGAATTAGTTAAACAATTTGGCTCAATTATGGAAATCGGTGAATGTTCAGCATTTGAATTGCAAGCGATTGAGGGAATTGGTGATACCCTTGCCAAAAGAATACTCACTACATTAAACTCAGAAGAGAAGGTGAAAATATGAATATAGATGAAAAACAATATGAAGACAGAATAGAGGAAGCAAACAGGGCCTTTAGCGGTGCTTTGCCGAGAGTAGTAAATGATTTTATAGATGCAGCAGTTGAAGTTTCTCACAGAAATAACATTCCTGCGGGTCTTTGTTTCTTTAACATTCTAGGACAAATAGTGAAGGATTTTATTGTTATCCCAAGCGGTCAAGGAAGAGAAGACACAAGAGTACACTTTTGCTGGATTCAAACATCAGGAACAGGTAAATCTACAATGTGGAATTTTGTTGGGCCTGTTGCTAAAGGAACATTTAAAATGATTAACGAATTACCCCATGAAAGAAAACATCCTCCATATATACGAAATCCAGAAACTCCAGCAGTAAGTATGCCAAGATACTTCGACATTTTCGGCATAACAGATTATACCGATTCTGTTCTTATTGGCGGATATGATAAAGATGTTAATGACGATGGAGAAATCGAATATACCAGAAGACCTGGAGTTTTAGAAGGAAATGGCCTTGCTCATTGGGATGAGTTTGAATATTCAGGTATCTTCAAACAAAGCCAACACAAAGAAAACTCTATCGTTTATCTCAATACTTTGATGAACTCATTAGTAGGAGAATCTTGGATTATTTCAAAGGCTTTAACTTCTTTTGGTAACATGGTAATGGAATGTTTTTGTGAACGTTCAGTATTGGCTATGACTTATCCACCTAACAATCTAAACGATATTATTGCAGAAAAGGGAGTTCTTCAAAGAATGATATTGTTTGTTTGGGATGTTCCCGAATTTATTCAACATCAAATGAGAGTTGAACAAATTGAGAAGGCAGGTAAGATAGAAGAAGTAGATTCGCCTATTGAAAAGTTTTCAAAAGCATTTTTTACTCTTTATGAAACTACAAGAGAAAGATTCAATGAAGTTGGTGGCGACCCTCTTAAAACAATGAGATATGCCGAAGATTTCAATACTAATCTTCTTCTTGAGTATAATAAGATGCGTGATACAATTCATTCTTATCCTTCTCATGTTGCCAAGATTGCGGGTAATTTTACAACCCGTTTGATGAAAATTCTGTATAAAATGTCTGTTCTTTGTAGTGTTGCTTCAGCCCCTTCAATTAAGGATAAAAGCCAAAGATTCATTGTAAGCGGTTATAATGTAACTCAAGCAGGTGCAATTGTCCAACAATGTTATAAGAGTCTGCTCGACTGGCTATCTGATAGCCTCACGGCCAAGCGCAAGAGCATAGCCGAAAACTCTCTTGAATCAGTCTTTATGGAACATTACGAGAAGATGAAGAAAAATGATGAAGGATTTGTCAATAAGACAACATTATTAACAGAAGTCAGAAAGAAGGCCAAAAAGTCAAGAGCGCAAATATACAGACATTTCGATATTATCCGACATAAATTTGAAGAACAAAAAGGGGCGGCTAATCGAACATATATTAAACTAATTAGGAGTGATGAAGAATGAAGTGGGAAAATACATACTTAGTATTTGAAGTAGCAAAAGGACCGAAAGTAATTATTGATACGTTAAACACTTATGGTGATGATGGTTGGGAATGTTGTTCTCAATTAATTGTTGCTGGTTCTCAAATTGTTTGTTTCCTGAAAAGAAGAACAGACATAGATGAAGAACCTAAAGTAGATAAGGAAACGGAAAAGATTAGCAAACTCTGGTCTAATGGTGAATAAGATGTCAGTATTGGCTATTGACTTAGAAACCAAAAATATGTCTTATGACATTGGTGGTTTCAGCAATACCCATATGTTTCAAGTATCGACAGTAGCGACTTGGAACGGAAATACTGGAACAGTATATGTTGATGAACCTGTTGAATCTTTTGCTAAGTCTGGACATATTGTTAAATCACTATCTGAACTTAAATATGATTTAGATGAACATTTTGTAAATGGCGGATTGTTGTTAGGACATAACATCAAGGCTTTTGATTTACCTATTCTTAGAGATTCTATGGATATTTATTGCATTAACAAATACATAAAAGAAGAACAATTCATTGATACGTCTAAAATTTTACTAAAGGAACATGGCGAAAGGTTTCAACTTAAAAACTTAGTAAAATGTACTATGAATGATTTTAAATTAATGGATAGTGCTGATGCGCCTAAATTATGGAAAATGGGTCAATATGATGAGGTTGTTGAGTATTGTATGAAAGATACTCAATTAGTTTATGACCTTTGGAAGTATGGTCAAGAAAACGGAATAGTAAAGGCATTTTCATTAGAAGATGGAGAATACAAAGATTTGGAGGTGAAATGGTAATGACTGGCTGGGAATGGTTTGGTTTATTTGTTTTCATCGTCATTTTGATGCTTCTTTTCTTCGCTGCTTTTGGTGGAACTAATATCACCGATGAAAGCGTTGAAGAATACATGAAGCGTTTAATGGGCGAAGATAAACAATCCAAGTGATGATATGGGATTAAAGCAGGAATGCTTCTACTGTAAAGAAAAAACAGTAGCAAGACGACTATTGGGGTTTTATGTAGGTTCTACCGAACAGGTAAAATTGTGGGAATGTAGAGCCTGTAACGCCATTTGGTCGGAAAAGGTAATTTGAGGGGGGCTTCGGCCTCCCTCATTTTTTTTGGATTTTTTTTCATAGTCAATTTTAAATTCGCTTATTACGAATTTTGTTGGGCTAAATGAGAAAGATTTACACCTATTGGCAGACTGCGTTGTGGCGTTCCAATTTTTTTCATATGAAAAATTGCTAACGAAAAAGTTGGTCATAAATCGTCAATTGTGGCTAACCATGTTGCAAGAAAGCCACAAATAAAGGCTATTATAGCCAATGCGATTAATTCCATTCAATCACTTATAATCATATGACCTGCTTGTATAACTCCACCGACATCATTTACTGCCTGTAAAGTTACGGTTTCAAATGGGTTTAATGTAATTTGATTTGCTGCTGTAAGTTTAGGATGACTCGGATGAACACCATTATCAATTTGACCACTTCCAGTAATAGTTATTGGCCCTGCTGGGTCTATATTTTTAATATAA